AGTATGCTGATGCTTAAGGAACTATTTGAAATCCCGCTGATTACTGATGAGCAATTCGAGAGAATGTCTCTTAAGCAAAAAGCCTTTTATCCATTTACGGATAAACAATGGAATGCCCTGTCCAAAGATCAAAAGAAAAGGGTTTTCTTCGCTAGGCAGAAATTTGCTAATAAGAAACAGGATCATCCAATTAATGCATCTCTAGAAGATAAAGACTAAATAAGCGAGACAAGGTAACTCCCACCACAATTACTGTGTGGGTTAAGCCCTTTCCAAATTGAAGATGGTATCTCTTCTACTTACTACCCCCTGCGCTAGGCAGGATTCTTTTATGCTCCTGAGTGAAATTGATCACTCTATAGCATAAAGGAATCCAGTCTAGTTGCAGGGGGTTAGATTTTAACTTATTTTTTTTTTTGGAGTAAATATGGAAAACTGGTTTCATTTATTTACTGTCTTAGGATATAAAACCCCTGTGTATCTAGACTGGGCTGTATTTATTCTTAGTTTAGGAGATAGAGCTTTATTCTCTATTTGGGTAGAAAGTGGAAAAGTAGATTCCCTTAGTATATTATGGTTTAAGATTTATGGTTATGGATGAAAGAGTTAAGAAAATTATTGAGGAAGAAGTAGTCCAAGAAGTACGTATGTTGCTTGTTGATATGGCTAATAATCCTCTTGAATATTTTACTGTAGAACCAGATTGTGATAAAGTAGATCTGGCCACATTTATTAGGAATACTGTAAGTAATATGTATCCCACAAATGATTAGGTAATATATGCGTGATCAAATAATATCGAGTTTGTCAGAAAGGCTACTCACCACAAAGGACCGCCGAAGTCATGTACATTGGTTATGGAAACATTTAGAGGAAAACTTTGATGAAACTATCGAGGACATTTATAGACTCGTAATTAGCAAAGTAGTTCTTGGTGTTATCCAAGGAGCCTCTATGACCTCTGTTGCTGCTTCAATAGGTGCTGTTATTAGAATGCACTTTAAAGAGGAAGAAGAAAAAGAAGAAACAAAAGCAGCTGTTCATTGTGGCGTTAAGATTCTGGAAGCCTTTTGTAATAAAGATTATAAGGATAGAGGGGTCCACCTGCTAGATATTAAACTAGTAAATAAAGGTAGATCCTCCAGAGCTAACGATAATGCTCTTTATGCACTAATATGCACTGATGAAGAGCTTTTAAACAAGATTATTTTAAGTGAAGATATTGAGAACTCTCCTGAGTTCCCTTTGTTGACTCCCGCTAAAGATTGGAATTCTTTCTATCATATCGATTTGAAAGCGCCTTTGATACGAGGAGCTTCAACTAAGACTCTTAAAATGATTACCCCATATTCTGCACCACATGTGTTTAACGCTCTTAATAAACTACAGAAGACACCTTACAAGATTAACCAGAATGTCTTCCATGTTTATAAGAAGCTTCTTAATATGCAGACCAAAGAGGAGTTGTTGAAGAGGGATTATAAACCATCTCAACTCTCTCCTTTCAAGCATGACAAAGAAGAAATGGTGGCTAGTAGAGCAGGAATGTTCCTAGAAGCAGAATTTATTAAAACTATAGCGGATAGAATAGGTGAACGACCTTTCTATCAAGCTTATAATTGCGACTTCCGTGGTCGTATATATCCGATGACTCCTTATCTTAACGAGCAAAGTTCAGATAACGCTAAGGGTCTCATTATGTATAACGAGGGTGTCCCTCTCGGTGATGAAGGCGCTTATTGGTTAGCTGTTCATACTGCTAATAGTATTGGTCAAGATAAGCTATCTCTAGACGAGAGGGTACAATATGTTCTGGATAATCTAGATGAGATTTATTCGTGGGCAGCATTTCCTGATACTAATACCGGATGGATGGAGGCTGAGAAGCCGTGGTCTGCTCTTGCTTGTGCTTTCGAATGGAGAGCGCTAGACATGTGGAAGGTTATAGGTGGTAACGACACTGAAGATTATGTATGTCATCTTCCAATATTCATCGATGGGTTAATGCTGGCTCATCTAAAACCTCTCTAATTCAGGGAAACTCTCGAAAGAGACAATCCTGAGCGAAGCCTAAAATTATTAGGAACGTGCAACGACCAGTCGAAAGACGTAGGGCCAAGTGGTCCGAAACGGGAGGCTAGGGCTACCGCTCTAGAAGATATGGTCTGATCTGCATGGTGACATGCAGCTGATTGGTATTGTTTTCACAAGAGGAAATTATATGTGGAAACAAATAGAAGATAGTGGTTATTATATTAATAAAGAAGGTAAAATAAAAGGAAAAAGAGTTTCTTACTTAAAAACCAGAAGAGACAAGGATGGTTATGAAATAGTTACTCTTTGGGTTAAAAGTAAACAGCTAACATGTAAAGTACATAGATTAGTGGCATCTGCTTTTATCCCTAATCCTCTTGATAAGCCCCAAATTAATCATATCAACGAAATAAAAAGTGATAATAGAGTTGAAAACTTAGAGTGGTGTACACCAAAAGAAAATTTAATTCATTCAAATAACTTATATTCCGATTCTTTTAAAGAAGGCAGAGACAAGTACCACAACTCTAATAAAATAAAAGAAAAGGGCTCTATTTTAGGAAATAAGTTTAAATATAAAAATTTAAAACAATACCAATCGGAAGAGGATTAACGCCCCTCTTTGAACACTATGCGAATAATGGTGTACAACACCTAACTGCACTCTCACTTGATGAAAATATCGCACCACTAGTAAACCTAGTACCCACGGATGAGCCCGGGGATGTATACATGTATGTCGCAGAGGCTACTTGGGAAGCCCTTAGTGATCTTTATGATAAACTAGATCACCCTGTAAAAGAAGAACTCCCAAGACTCATGGAAGAAATAAAAGAGATTAAACTCAAACGAGAGAAGGCAGAAACTAAAGAGGATAAAGATGCTGCTTTCAAAGAGCTTGATGAGTGGAGAACTAACAATAAAGAGTTTGAAAAGAAGATATTTATACCCTTCTGGATGACTTTTAAAGATGATCTTAAGATTCAAAGAAAGGCAGTAAAAAGACCTGTGATGACCCTCGGTTATGGTGTAACCAGACAAGGAGTTAGAGACCAGATATTTGACGATACTAAAACACTTACGGAAGAGTTAAAGTTCAAAGATAAGTCTTGGTCAAACCCCTTCGGAGACCTACTCAGGGATACTATGTTGAAGAAATTGAAAGGGCCTGCTACCATGCTATCCCTATTTCAGAAATTGGCAGAGAGGGCAAATGTGGAGAACTCCTTCCTATCTTGGAGAGTTCCAGTAACCTACTTTCCTGCTGTTCAAGAATATTTGAAAACAAAGGAACAAAGGGTTAGAGTAAGGTTTTGTAGATCCAATAGAGGAAAGGGTATACAACTTACTATTCAACCTAAAGAGACAGGTAAGCTGGATAGGAGAAAACAATCCACTGGCGCAGCCCCCAATATAGTTCATTCATTTGATGCTGCACATCTGACATTAATTATTAATAGTTCAGACTTCATAGTAACCACTGTGCATGATAGCTTCGGTTGTCATCCCGGTAATATGAAAGATCTCTTCAGAATAACAAGGGAACAATTTATGGACTTCTATAAATCTGATCCTTTAGCGCAGCTATTGGCTCAGTTAGATGCCATGGATTTATTTCCTGAACGTGGAAATTTAGATATAGCAGAGATACTGGAATCAGACTTTGCATTTTGTTAATAGGATATGCTTCTTTTACCTTTAACGGGGAAGGTATCAGAAGCTTTTTAAAGAAACCCGACTAATAGGATTTTAAATATATGACAACTATTGTTATCAAAGGTGCAGAACTTTGGTGGGCTAAGCTGGATAATCCGGTAAACCCATTTAATGAGCCATACCCACACTGGGAAGTTCAGATTCGAACTCGTGATAAAGACGAGTCTAAAGAGTGGAAAGACCAAGGTCTTCATGTAACTCTGAAGGAAGACGATGATGGAACTTTCTATCAGTGTAACCTCAAGCGTAAAGCTTTTACAAAGGACGGTAAGGAGCGTCCTCCTGTTCAGGTGGTCGATATGCAGTTGATGCCAGTCGATCGGGCTATTGTTGGTAATGGTTCTGTTGGTAACGTTCAGTTGGATACTTACGAGTATACACAGAATGGCCAGAAGAAAACCGGATTTGGTATCCGCGCAATTCAAGTAGAACGTCTGGTAGAATATAAGGGTGGCCCCGGCCTCGCTTTCGAAGCTGGTGGTCAGACAGAAATTGTGGTACCAGAAGAGGTAGAAGAAGATTCTTCTGACTGGTAAACATTATGCCCCTGAGCTTAGGCTTGGGGGCTTTTTATACGAGGATATAATATGACTAGTGTAAATATTGAACTTTTTAAGAGCTCTCTCACTGATTGGAGTGATGTCGACGTTGGAGATTGGTGTCTAGTATACTCTAAGAAGTTCGGAAGCCTCTTAGAACCTCGGATAGGATTAGTATCACAAGCACCTATGCGTAACGGCAAGCAATTTGTTTATGTAGATGGTACTTGGGGTAGTCTAGAAGATTTAGAACTAGTTAGAGTCATCCCCCGAATCGATATTGTAGAGGTTGATTAATGACAGATGAAACACCAAACCCAGACAACTACGTTCGTGTCTATCTATCACGAAGGAACCTTCTTGCTCTACTGCGTAAACTCGATAATCCAGAGTCAGTTAGAACAATTGTTAAGAACGACATGGAACACCCTAAATATAAACAATCTCACCAACATATCGCTATTACAGCGGTTGAAGATGAAGATTACTATATCGATAGAAAACCGGGAGTAATGGTGGAGGATCTTTTGGATGGAACGTAAAGACTACGTTTACCTTGCTGGTCCTATGGAAGATCTTTCTGAGGAAGAGATGAAAGGTTGGCGCATGGAGCTAAGGGAAGGTTTGTTGACAGGATGGCATCAAGACCCTATTCAAGTCCTTGATCCTACTCGCCGTGTTACCTTCCATGATCAATTAGGAGACTATCTTCAAGATACTACAAGGAGTATGAATGTATGTAAACGTATCTTTAAACAAGATATGCAAGACATCGCTAACTCCCGAGTAGTAGTTGCGGATATTCGAAGGAAGATGGGTAAGGGTACGGGTACAGCATGTGAGATCATGTTTGCTCATATGAAGAACAAGATTATTATCTTGTATTCTGATCCTGATGATCCTATCCACCCTTTCTTGGAATCTATGGCTACGGAGAAACATTATGAGCTTCAAGATATTATTAAAGCAGTTAGGAGTTATTACTAATGAATATCTTCTTTCTTAATCGAAGACCTTATGAAGCGGCTAATATGCTACATAAGAACCATGTTAATAAAATGCTTGTAGAAGCTGCACAGATGCTTTGTACTGCACATAGGATGCTTGACGGTGAAGAAGGCACTGTAGATTTTGGAAATAGAAAAGCTATAAAGTATATTATTCCTGACAGAGGGGAATATAGTGGTATGCTAGCGGCTGAAAAGTGCGAGCTCTATTGGGATACTCACCATAATCATCCATGTTCTATATGGGTTAGAGAAAGTAGTGCTAATTATAAATGGCTATACCGTCATATGATGGCTTTAGGATCAAGATATTGGGAGAGTCATGGATTTTATAAAGAGCACAAAACCATTAAAGATCTAAGAAAGATTATTCAAAATCCTCCTGCGAAAATTAAGCATGAGAGTAAATTTAGATACTTAGAGATACCCCAATGTATGCCTGACTCTTTCAAAAGACAAGACCCTTATGAAGCTTATAAGGTATACTATAACTATAAACTTAAGTATTTTGCTCTTATGGATATGGATCACGAGATGTTTATGGAACACAAAGGCCTTAGTGACCCCGCGTGGATTCAAGCTAGAGATATGAGATATAGAAAAGAACAAAGGAGAGCTAGTAGAAAAGCTAATAAAAAGTGATGAATTTTAAAACACTATTTGAATTGTTTAAACCTATTGCTGATGTTTCTGTAGAGGTTTATGAACCTAAGAAAATTAAGCAAACTATCAATTATATCAAAGATACTCATGTAAGACATAAATCATGGTTACCTTGGGTTCAAGACGAAAGCTCTCGTATGCTGGAACAAGGAGGTAATAAGGTTAAGGGATGGTTTTATGATGGTAGAGTCTATATGACCTTTACCAACTCTCTAAGGTTGGAATCAGAAGCCTACGGAGATTATTATATCCTAGGAGATAGTTTTGTTGTAATCAAAGGTAAAGCTTACGGCTATCCTGATTACCCTGAAGGAAGGTCACTTATCGGCTTTGGTAGAATCTACAAGGATCTTCAACTGATCACTCTTAAGATTCCCACACTAGATGGTCGATATGTTTCTGTTAAATCTATCTACAAACCAGAGGAGTATTATGTCTAAATCTAAGACTATGCTTGAAGAATTTGAGGAAGTATTTGGTAGACCGCCGCATCATCAATATGAAGTAGCGGAATGGTTGGGATATGAAATGGGAGAAGAAAAAGTGGTGTATGAGGAAAAAGATGCTATTGCTGAAGCAGTCAATCCTAAGCATTATAAACTGATTCCAAAGGAAGCTTACGAAAGATTCCCTGAAGGGTTAGAGTATATGGATATTATGGAATATCTGCTTTCTCATCATAAGCCTTATCACGCTCATTGTCTTGGACATGTGTTTAAATATACGATGAGGGCTGGAAAGAAAGACCTTCTTATTCAAGACCTTAAGAAGGCTCAATGGTATCTTAATAGGCTTATATCTGTTATCGAGAATGAATCGGAATGAGAATTGAAAAGAGTATTAATGACTTTAATAGTTCAGCAGTAAACCTTTTTAGAAGAAGACTGTTTTCAGGTTTTATGAGAACTGCTTTTGATGCTCGTAAAGATATTAACTTTGATTATAGAGATTTTAAAAGATCTTTATTTCTTGATCGTACTTTCTTGGTGGGTAGTAGTGCCAGTAACTTTCTGTTTGAGGATAGGATTACAGGAAGGGACATTACCCACCTCGCTATAGAACACGATGGAGATGGTTATTACTCCCCTCTAGATATAGCTAGATCTATAAAGACAGGGGTGTTAAATAACCTAAAAAGCTCTTATAGAGTTAAAGAAGAGGATCTAAAGTTTTCACCAATACCCCCATATGAAGCAATCAATTATTCAGAGGGAAGAGACCCTTCTATGGTAAACTATGCTTTACTGTATTCAGTTAAGCTTGATGCATTATTTCCTCCTAGTACGGGAGCAGTAGGGTATCCTATTCTTTCCATACCTACATCCATGGAACTGCAATTAAGCAAGCCTGATACAAAAAGGGATATAATGTTTGTGACCTTTTTAAATAAAGGAGTTACCATCCAAGAGTATGCGGCTACATCAGATCATACGTTTAATAAAGCATGGTGTGGTGAACCTTATGGATTTGAGTCTCAGGTTCAATTTACTATAGATTCTATTGAAGAACTCTATACAAGAGAAAATTTGAATCAAGAGGATTTAAATCATATAACTATTGCGATTAATAACTTGTATCGTCATAGAGAATCTTGGGAAGAGGAGAGTATACTTGATTGGGAATAATAAACTTAACTTTACAGATTACAGTAACAGGAAAATTGGGGATTTTACGGAGGAAGAATTCTTGCACTTAAACAAGATAACAGGATTTCCACCAAGCAAATCTGATATTAGTTACCGAAGAGCAAGACAATCAAGTATAGGTCAAACTTATACTTGGCTAAATATAGTTTCTTATCTTAAAGAGTCGTTTAATCAAAAAGAGGTTATAATTGCAGGTGGTGCTCCAAGAGATTGGGTATTAGGTAAAGAGATTAGGGACCTTGACATTTACTTATCCTCTCCTGAAAACTTTAGTAAAGACTTTTGTATTGCAGCGATTGTTGGTACGTTCCAAGATACGGATCTAGAACTATCAGATATTCAGTTGCTAGGTAAGGATACAGAGGATGGTACTAATGATTATACTTATAGTAGGAGAGCAGTAGACTTTGTTGTAAGAGGCAAATTAAGTAATATTAGGAGACCTAGGGAAGAGCCTATGTCTGTGGAATTTATATTATTAAAGATGTCGCCTATTCAATATGTTAACAATTGTTTTTGTTGTTCATTATCTAAGGTGTATTTTGATGATGATTTCAAGTTTAGTACACCATTTATAGAAACATTAATGACAAGAGAGTTAACATTTGATTGGTCATCGGGAAGATATAATCCTGATTATATTCATAAAATAACCAAGAAGTATCCCGAATTTAAAATTAGTGATGATGAAGTTCAAAGGCTTAACCGTCACTTCGGGAGACAATCTTTCTTTTAAAGGAGGAAAATTTGGCAGGAAGAAAATTAGTATTCGACCTTGAAGCTAATGGTTTTCTTAGAGGTAATAAACTAAGAGAACCTGTTTCTAAGGTTTGGATGATTGTAGCTAGAGATGTTTCTACAGAAGAAGAGTTCATTTATTGCGATTATTATAATGTCACTAATGATAGCTCAATGCCACTTAATGCGTTTAGAGAACTATTCGACGAAGCAAGTGAGCTAATCGGACATAATATAATCCAATATGACCTTCCTGTATTGAAAAAGATACTCCACTGGGAACCCCAGCCTGAAACTATTATAAGAGACACATTGCTAATGTCTCAGTTGTTAGATTATAACAGGTTTGGTGGAGTTCATAATCTCGAAACATGGGGTGCATATCTAGGCGTAGAGAAGCCTAAACATGAAGATTGGGATAACTATAGTGATGACATGGTTCATCGTTGTAGGGAAGACGTAGTAATTAATACTAAGATGTATAAGATTCTATGTAAAGAACTTAGTGATATGTTGAAAGTCGTAGAACACCCCTCTTATTTAAAGAGGAGCCTACGAGTTGAACACAAGCTGGCTGAGTTCCAAGCCCAAATCGCAGACAATGGTTGGCGGTTTGATGTATCTGCAGCTGAAGCCCTTGAAAGAAGGATGGAAAATGAGCTAGCAGACATTCGAGCTAAAATCGAACCAGATATGCCATATCGCCTTAAAGTGATGGATAAGGATGGAGCTTTTAAGGTTCCTGAATTTACTAAGTCAGGTAACTATAAGGTTGCTAGTATTAACCACTTTAAGAACATTATTAGTCCCTGTGAAATCTCTGATCCAGAGACAGCACATACTACAAGGATCCTCGATGGTCCTTACGTTAGGGTTAAGTATTTAGATCCCGACTTAGGATCTATTGAACACGTTAAACACTATCTCTACAAACTAGGGTGGGAACCTTTAGATTGGAATTGGGAAAGAGTTAACGGAGAACTCAGGAAGAAATCTCCTAAATTGTGTGAAGAATCCTTAACCGCATTAGGTGAGAAAGGGGTTTTAATTAACCGCTTCTATACCACCCGTTCTAGACTAGGTATACTTCAGGGCTGGCTAGCCCACGTTGAAGATACGGATACTCTCCGTGGTGATATGTTTACTATCGCTACACCAACAGGTAGATCACGACATAAGATTGTTGTGAATGTACCTTCCCCAAATGCTGCTTGGGGTAAAGAGATGCGTGCACTATTTGGAGCCCCGAAGGGCTATAAGGTTGTAGGTGCAGACTCCTCTGGTAACCAGTTTAGAGCACTTTGTCATTATATTAATGACTCTGATTTTACCGATACTGTTATTAATGGTGATGTTCACCAGAAGAATGCAGATATCTTAGGTTGTGATAGACCTACAGCAAAGCCGTGGATAAAATGTAAGTCCACGTAAAATCGTGTGAACTCAGGGAAACTCTCGAAAGAGACAATCCTGAGCCAAGCTAAGGAGTAATAAATGGGTTATAAAACTAAACAATGTAAATTATGTGAGAAAGATTTCGCACCTTATGTGCATAACCAGCTCACTTGTGATGATTGTCTTGGTGTAACCCGCTCTAAAGATTGTAGTTGGTGTGAAGAAAATTTTAAACCATCTACCATAAGAGAAGACTACTGCTCTCAGAAATGCCGAGAATTCGGTAATAGAGCAGGTAGGTCTGAAAGATTCAATTATTTCACAAAAGAAGTATGGAATAAATTTAAAGAGGTAAATGAATGCCAAATCTGTGGTTCTGAAGGCTTTTCCATGAATGGTAAACCTGAGTCAGAAAAACTATGTTTAGATCATAAACATGGAACAGATTTTGTAAGAGGGAAGTTGTGTCATAATTGTAATAGAGCGTTAGGGTTGTTCCAAGACAATCCCGAATTGTTGCGTAAAGCGGCAAACTACTTAGAAGGTGCAGAGACTATCCTTAATGGAGTAGGACCAAGCGGTTCCGAAGCGCACGACTAGGGAAACCTAGATGATATAGTCCGATCTATATGGCGACATATAGCAGTTCATAAGAGAACGGAGGGGAATTAGCGATTCTCCTCGAACAAAATGTTACGCTTTCTTATTTGGAGCAGGCTATGAGAAGTTAGGCCTAATCCTTACAGGAAAGAGAGACTCCAAAGCAGGTAAGGAATCTAAGAAGAAGTTTGCTAAAGCTATTCCGGGATTCAAAACCTTATCTGAAACACTAGATACAATTGTTTATGCTTCAGAAGCAAGAGATAGACGAGCGAGCATTCCAGCACTGGATGGTCGTAGGGTTTACCTTGATTCTGCTCATAAAGCCTTGAATTACCTCCTGCAATCAGCAGAGGGAATCACTTGTAAAGCCGCTGTTGCATATGCTATGGATAAGTTCAAAGAAGAAGGCATCCCTGCTTTCCCTCTGATCTTTTACCATGATGAAATGCAATGGGCTGTTAAAGAAGGCTATGAAGAAAGAGCCGCTGAGATTTGTAAAGAAGCTTTCCGAGAGGCCCCTAAATGGTATGGGGTTACTTGTATGGATGGTGAAGCAAAGATTGGTGACAATTGGTTTGAAACACACTAGGAGTCATAAATGAAAAATGGTACATTAATCACGACTTGGAAGGTTAAAGGTAAATCATCAGTATTGAAAGTCCCAGTTACTATCACTGAAGGTGGTATGTATTCTGTAGAAAGAATCTCTAAAAGGATGGAAGACTATAATAATGTTACTAATTGGAAACTAGTAGATTCGAAAGGAAATACTATTAGTTCTAAAAGGAATGAGTCTGAGATTCTTAAGGATGATGACAAAGAGAAGAAAGCTCTAGCTCTTTATGAAGAGTTAGGCAATTATGCTAAGGTAGCTAGAGAGCTAGGAATTAACCCTACTACTGTTAGGACATGGTGTAAGAAAGCAAAGGAGACTAGTAATGAGCATAGTGCTGATTGATGGTGATCCTTTGTTATTTAGAACTGCTTGGGGCTGTAAAACTTTAAAGAAAGCTAGACAAGCTTTTGATGAAGGTCTTAAAGAGGTCTTAGACTCTTGTTTCTCTGATGAGTGTCGTATTGCAGTATTTGGAGATACTAACTACAGGAAAGAGGTTGATCCTACTTATAAGAGTGGAGATAGCCGAGCTAAATCTAAAGAAGCTAATCCTCAGTATTTTAAACTACGACGACAACTACTTAATGAAAAACTAGTAGAAGAAGCTGTAGACATGGAAGCTGATGATTATGTAAGGATTTGGGCTGAAGAATGTAGGGAGAACGGTACACCTTATGTAATAGCAAGTATTGATAAAGACTTACAATGTATTCCAGGCACCCATTATCTCATTCATAAGAAGGAGTTGATTTGGGTTGACGAGGAAGAAGCGGATATTCACTATTGGACACAGATTTTAACAGGTGATTCAGTAGATAATATCCCGGGTCTTTATGGGATCGGCCCTGTTAAAGCAGGTCAGATTTTAGATGGAGCTACTACTAGTAAAGAAAGAAAGCAAAAAGTTATTGATAAATACTATGAGGTATACGGGGAAGACTGGAAGAAAGAGCTTGAACACACCGGCCAACTTATCCATATCCGTAGAACCTTAGATGATGACTTTGCTATCCCAAAAGAGGATGGCCCTTCCCATGAGTAAGTATGTAGCTAAGAAACAATATATCAAAACAGACCTAGGTCATTGGGAATACTCAGGGGTCAATGTTGATATATCAAAGAGATTTGGTTTTGTTTATCTTGTGATTAACAGAACTAGGAATATGTTCTATATAGGAAAGAAACAGTTTTGGTCGTATAAGAAGAATACTCATATCAAAACAGGTAAGTCCTTATGGAGAGCATATACTACCTCCTCCTCACATGTTAATGATGATATTAAGAACGGGGATGAAGTAGAGTTTCATATATTAGGTGTGTTTAAAACAAGGGCATGGTGTAATTATACAGAAGCATGGTTACAAATGTGTCTTTGTTCTTTAACGGAAAGAGATGACAATGGAGAAAGGAAATGGTATAATAACCAAGTGGCTCCTATTCGGTTTATTCCCGGATTAGATCAGGAACAACATGATTTAATGCATCTCTGTTTAAAGAAAGCAAAATCAATTCTTAATAAACATAAAGATTTGGAGGTAAAATGAAGTATTATTTGGTAGCATACTTGCTATTTATTCTTGTGTCTATTGTTGCAGGCCCTTGGGCTTTGGTATTGGCCCTTTTTACATGGTCAGTCCCCCCTGCTTTCTCAATGTTCTTTGTTGGTTCTTTTGCTCTTATTGCAGGAACCTTAGTTTTTCAGGCCTATGGGGAATCCCCTAACCAGATGGTTGATAGGATTAAAGCTGAGAAACTTGGAGAAGATTTAACAGACGATAATGATCGAGAGGTTCATTAATGAAGGAACTCACTAAGAGCCAATTTGTAGGCCATATGGGTTGTTCTGAATGTGGTTCTAGTGATGGTGTAGGTATTTATGAGGAGGGCCCCGCTACATGCTTTGTATGTGGGGCATCCCATAAAAACCCTCTAGAAGAAAAAGAGGAGGGTAGTGTATTGCAATTTGAGAAGAAAGAAAACCCATATATGCTCTCTATTAAGAAAGAGAAATTAGAAGATATTCTTAATATGAATTCAAGGGGTTTTAAAGAAAGAAATATTCCTAAATCTGTTACAGAATTCTATGGGGTTAAATCTAGAGAGGATGGAGTAAATGGTGATATTTTAGCCCACTATTACCCCTATGGTAAAACCAATATCACTGGTTATAAAATCAGGGAACTTCCAAAAGACTTCCATGTCACAGGACAGATCGAGGGTCTATTTGGTCAGAATCTATTCTCAGGAGCAGGTAAAAGGATTGTAATCACAGAAGGAGAGATTGATGCTCTCTCTGTAGCCTACGCTATGTATGAGCACTATAAGAAATTCTATCCTGTAGTAGGTATGCCTAGTTCAACAGGCAAGAAAGCTGTTATGGAGAACAGAGAGTGGCTTCGTGGTTATGATGAAGTGGTCTTAATGCTCGATAATGACCCTGCTGGTGAAAAAGCTTTAAACGAGGTCTGTAAGATCATTGGTATTGATAAAGTAAGGATTGCCAAGATCAAAGAGAAAGACCCTAATGAAGAACTTCTTAAACATGGATGGAAAGAAGTATGCAGGGCAGTATGGGATGCTAAAAAGTGGTGTCCAGCTAATATTCTAGCAGGTGAGCCTCTGTGGGGTCAATACATAGAACAGGAAACTAAAGAGGCTTTACCATTCCCCGCTTGTATGCAAGGTGTTAATCATAAAACGAAAGGAGCTAGACTCGGAGAGATTGACCTATTTATCTCTGGAACAGGAGCAGGCAAGTCAACTATGACCAGAGAAATCCTCTTAGAGTTCCACAAGACTGCTAAAGAAGATGAAGATATTGGAGTTATACCTCTTGAGGAATCCCCGGGAGAATATGTAAGAAAGCTTCTCCAGATGGAAGTAGGTAAGGATTTCGAGGAAAACGAAGTATCTGAAGAGGAAAAGCGAAAAGCTTTTGAGAAACTCTTCTTAGATGAAAAGATTAAAGTTTTAGACCATCAAGGTTCTGTATCTGATGATACCTTAATGGAAAAGATTGAAACCCTTTGTGTTATGGGTTGTAAATATATTATATTAGATCACCTAACGATTGCTGTATCAGAAGCAGAAGGTGATCAGAATAGTGCTGTTGATAAGGTTATGTCTGACTTGCTTAAAATGGTTAAACGACATAATGTCTGGATCGGTTTGATTTCACACCTCAGAAAGACGTCAACAGGAGGACAAGCCTTTGAAGAGGGTAAGATGCCCTCAATGGATGATATTAAAGGTTCTGGTTCCGTTAAACAAGTTAGCTTTCAGATTATTGCTTTTGCAAGAGACATGACTGCTACTAACGAGTTAGACCGTAATAGAATCAGGGTAAGAGTACTGAAGAACAGATTTAATGGTAAAACAGGTGATGCAGGAGGGGCCATTTATAGTCCTGAGTCTATGAGATTAACTTATGTTGATGTTGACTTTACTGCCGAACCTAAATTGGGAGTCTAAAATGGAATACCATCCTATAATTAAAGATAGGGAAGGTTTTAGAAAAGTATTGGAAACAATGACTCGAATCCTTATTATGAATAATCCTGAAGAACATGAGTATTTCTTGTTCATGGTGGATGCTTATAATCAAGGCGTAGAGGATAAAAAGAAGTTTAATATTGAAGACTTCAAAGACAAAGCTCTAGAGAAGAATGATATCACTGTTGAAATCATGGATGAACTCCTGAGTAATTGGGAGAAGTCTATTGATTTCTATGAGGTAGCCAAGATCAACCCTCATTTATATGGGTCTCTTGTAATGATCTATAATGAGTTAACTTTTGCGTTAGCAGTAAAGAAAGAAGCAGATGCAGAAGAAGCGAAGGGGTCTAACCTTGTTAAGATCCCAAAAGAAGAGGCTAAGAGTGTAGTTGAAAAGTTCCTTAATGGGACTTGGATCACTGACTTGTTTATTACAAGACCTGCTAAGGTTTTTGTTCCAGCTTATAAAAGCTGTATTAGTTATGGTTGTTATAATGTATCTAAGAATCGATCTTTTGCTTACATCGTAGACAACCCTAAAACAGGAACTACGGGTTATATGACCCGAAACGAAGCTATTGAAGAATGGTTTACAGCACAGCTCAGTGCTTATGCACACTATATCAAATCTAACCAGAAAGTAGAAGAGGAAAATGATAGAGTAAACTTTATCGATAACCTTCTAAGTGGATTCTCTAAGAGAGAAACTAGTGCTTCTGAGAGGGAATGGTCTGAAGGAGAGTGGGCAGATACTACTTTCACAGGTCCTAATATTCCCGGAGTAGTATTAAGGGTAGATCCTGTAGAGTTTACTGAATCCGAACTTCAACACATGGCTTCTCTTATTATAGAGACAGAGAAGAACTCTTCCGCCGCTGCGGATTGTTGTATTGCACCAGATCAGCTTGATATCGGTGGTATTAC